ATAGAAAATATTTTATCGAACCCTACCTATATTGCAAAACACCCTAATAAAGATAGTATAGAATATATTAAAAGTTATAAAATCAATGAAGAAGAAAATGTTTTAGTAGCTGTTCGAACAAGTAAAAGTGGTATTTTTTTTGCAAGAACATTATTCATTATGTCAGAAGAGAAATTTAAAAAATATAAAGAAAAAGGTGTTTTAAAACAATATTTACTTGAAAAGGAATGAAATAACAATATATTACTTATATTTGACAGTTGCTAACTTAATAGTGTATAATAATTATATAAGCATTTACAATATATTGGATATAAAATAGAGTTTTTGAGGACGGAACAGGCAGCCGTCGCCCCCTTATTTACGGGTTAGGAGATGTGGAAATGTCAGCCACCTAAAATTCTATTTCGAGATATATAACCACAGTTTTGTGGTTATATTGTTTTTGTCCCTTAATAAAAAAAGAGCCTTGTCAGCTCTTATTTGTTACTCTCATATTTTTTAACCCTGCGATAGAATGTATTTGGTTTTATATCTAATTTTGCCATTGCCTGAACAGCTGTAATTTTTTCATCCTTCCACTGGGTATATACTTCTTTGAATTTATTATCATCGATTTTGATTAGTTGCCTTCCCTTGTATTTACCTTCTTTTTTTGCAATGTCTATACCCTCTTTTTGTCTTTGTAACATACACTCTCTCTCATACTCATATAATCCAGCAAACATTGTAAGCATTAGTTTTCCTTGTGGAGTTGTTGTATCAAATTTTTCTTTAATGCTCTTGAATTCAACTTTTTTCTCCTTCAATTCTGCTACTAAATTCAATAAATCAATAGTACTTCTGGAAAATCTTGAATATGACTCAACTATAACGGTGTCACCTTCTCTAACAAAGTCTAACATTTCCTTTAACTGAGGTCTATTTCTATCTTTTCCGCTGATTGACTCGATGTATAGCTTTTCAATCGCTAATTCCTTCATTAAAACCTCTTGTCTAATTGTTTTTTGCTCCTCTGTACTTACTCTTATATATCCAACATCCATTTATAACACCCCTTTGAAATATTTATCTTACAATTAATATTATATTTCATTGTGTCATATATGTCAATAGGGTATATAATATTTATGAAATATTTCATATGAGCAAAAACAACTTATATGACATACTTATTGTATATACCAATAGAGCATAGTCTATTGACATAGTGATATTAATATAAGATATCCAAAAATAGACATAATTAATAAATTGCTTTGATGGAATCATGAACCTAAGTTTTGAACCAACTAAATGTGTTAATAATGTGCTTCGGTTTTTCCGAGTACAAAACTTATAAGTTTTGACACCAACCTAAAAACTTGATTGTTAGAAATTCAAATCGCTACAAATAGTATGGTTAAGCTTTAGTAGAGATATTTTTTTTGAAATAAAACAGTTCAAACATCTCTTCAAGGCCTTTGTGTAGTTATGGTACGAAAAACCGGTGTCGGCAACCTAAAATTTACCAATCAAAATATCCATCTTCCCCAAAACGACCGTTAAAGGTGCTGTAATACTCATGGCTAAGGAATTTAAAATAACAGAAAATTTGGCACTTATGGAGACCCAAAAGATATACCAAAATCAAATTACCAAAATTATTTACTTTAAACCCTTTGTGGAACTAAAAAACAAGACATAATGTTTCAATTATTTACAAATATAAAATTACATTAGGATATTAAACCATTGATAACAGAGGACGACATGTATAATGTAAAAATTTAGGGTATCGACACCGGTTTTTCGTTCGGAAACTACACAAAGGCCTTCAAAGAGATTTCCTACTGAAATATCAGAAAACAGTTCAGCCATCTTTTCAAAGAGATTTCCTACTGGAATATCAGAAGATAGTTACACATTAAATTAAATATCATGGTTATTTTATACATATGGCTTACATAATATGTCCATACCAACTTAAATCATATATAAGGGATACATATATTTTAAATATCCCTTATATTATTGGTTCAAATATACTAAGATTTTATACCAATCTCAGACATTGGCATTTCATCAACATCAACTATATACATGTTATACGCCTTATATATAGCAAAACCCTTGTAAATATATCTCATATCAATATTATCCATCTTAACAATATTAAAACACGTCCTGTAAATATGCTTATATAGTGATATCTCAGGGATAATAATATCATCTTTTCTGCTAGCAAACATCAATGGACTATCCTCACCATAATATATACAATATTTACCTTTGTTAACATCATCAACCGACCTGGCACATAAATTATTGATACCATTTTCTTTTGCTTTTATAAGCTTTGCTATTGCTTTGTCAATCCTCATTTACTAACCTCCTCTATAAAACCGCACAATAATTATTATAAAGTATCGTATTTACCATATAACGACACTCGTCCATGGCATGGTCTGACACTTTAAGCGGCTTGTCTTCTCCTAGTTTAGCGGCTTTATCATCCCAGGAATAACTTGAAAACTCCTTAATTATACTCTTGCAATTTATATCAAAAAATAATCTACCTGTATTTAAACATGTTGCAACGTTCCTGATACCTTCCAATACACTATTTTCGGCTTTTTGAACATGATATTTTTGTTTACTCCTAATTGTTGTGATAAAAGATGATGCCGACGGATCAATTATAATTGAGTAAATTTTTATATCGCCAGTAAAGTCCACTAAATCATTGTAATATTGCTCATCGGTCTTTTGTCGTCCTGACTCCTTGCCATTATAGTAATACTCTTTGACTCTATATGCACAATTTAGAGACTTGCCATTAATAATCTTTTTGTTAACACCCCATAGTCCAAAACTACAAGCGTTATAAGTTCCATAGTCTATGCTAACATAGTAATAGTCAAACTTAATATTACTTGTATCAATGACATGCTTTGATTCATCAAACATATCGTATATTAAACCCTCAGCCATAACCCATTGACCTAATATATAACGTTTAAAGAATACTCCTGAGTACATTCGCCTAAATTTAGCCTTTACATCCTCACTGAGAGTTAAGTTATCATCCATGTCAAAATGTAGGTATAATATGTTTTTATCCTTTGTTTTGTCAATAAACTCAACCTTAAAATCGTGATAAGGTCCGTCTGGATTGCAATTACAAAATATCTTTGCACCATAAACACTACATCGACCTATCATTTGATCGACAAAACTACGTGGAAATAACACTATCTCATCAGCTAACGCCCCCGCCGCTGTCAATCCCTGTAATGTATCTTGACTTGCTTCTGTGTTTGCTCCAAAAAAGTAATATACATTACTGCCAATTGTAAGATAATTACCTGACCTATTATATGTATCCTCAAAGCCCCAAGCTCTTATAATCTGTCTCAATGGATCTATTACATTTCTCTTCAAGGAACCAATACTTTTTCCAGCAATTATGAAATTCTCATTATCGAAATTGGATTGACTCCATGACATAAAGCTGCATATACAAGCTATTGTTTTTCCTGATCTTATACTTCCATCAGCGATAACAATATCATGCTGACTTATATCTGGATGTCTCCACCAATTCAGTAAAAATTTTTGCTTTGAAGAAAACTCTTTAAAATTAAAATTTATTATTTTACTCTTATTTTGGTATATCGCCATTTGGAGTCTCCATATCTTTAAACATTTCCTCGACTTCTTCCTTAGTCGGTCTGGTTGCCTCTAGAAATGCCTTAATATTTTCTGCATTATTTTCATTTGCTGCATTATCTATATTGATCTGGTGATATCTTAACGCCTTATCAATTATATTTAACTTATCCTTTAAAGCTGACTCTGACATTTTGCCGGATGTATTTATTAGTTTTGAGATAAAATTAATAATTTCCTCTGAATTTTTGAAGTCAATTTTTCTTTCCTCACTTGATGATAGAATACGATACAATTCCCTTAATGCATTTTCAGAGCTTTTCATTTTAACTCGAACCCCATCACGCTTTGACATGGTCAATTCACTTATTACCCTAGTATCAACCTTGTTTAAACTCTTTACTTTGACATTTCCAAGCTCATCAACATCAAGTACATTCCCAATATCAGAAAATGCAATTGCTATATACTCATTTATAACACTATTTACGGTTATATCCTTTATACATTCGGCACTACTAGCCATATTACTAATTTTTGCTTTGATATAATCTTTCTTTAGTAATCGCCATCCCTGTATTTTAGCAGATTTTTTACTATAACCAGCTTTAATTGCTGCATGTGTTGAATTGCTAGACTCAACATAATACTCGCAGAATCTTAGTTCTTTTTCTCTCATCTTTAACATCTCCTAATATTTGGTATGTAACCAGACGGTATACATTTTGGTTACATTTGGTTACATTTGAAAATCGCAGAAAATAATTAAAATATAATACTCTTTACAATTACTGGACTTAACAAATTAATACCTCTACACTACACTATTTATAAGCCATTACAATTAAAAGTAATATCGCTATGTTTTACAAAAAATAACATATTTTTAAACTCGCATTATAAGCAGCATAAAGGACTTTAAGCCCTCGAATGCTTGGAGAGTCGTTTTTGATACCCCTTTATAATGTCCTAACACCAACTATTACAAGACTTTTTTAATTATATTCCTAAATTCTTACTAATCTCAAAAACTTAGAGGCTCAACGCCTATCAAACTTTTTAGGCGAGATTTCAAAATTTTATATTTTTTTGTAAATTTTGGACTCTCTTTTCTGTCAATCCAATGTATTTCAAACATTCGAAAATTGTTTCGTGATTCATTGCTTTTGAAACTAAATATATATCCCTCCCACCTGCGACAAACATTCTATGACCCCAAGTTTTCCGTAACGAATGCATACCTAAATTGATATCAAGATTACATTCTCTGGCAGCTTTTTTTAGAATCATTCTGGCTTGCTTTGTTTTCAAATGTCCCCCCTTTTGGGATTGAAAAAGAAAATCATCGTCCTCTAATCCCATATCTTTTATATAAAGAGTCAATTCTTTTTTTAGCCAAATAGGCAATATAACAAGTCTCTCTTTTTTTGTCTTTTGCTCGATAACTCTAAATTTAGTTTTACCTTTGACAGTACTCACCTTTAATTTAAGTAAATCTATTGATCTTAAACCAATACCTGACCCTAAAACAAAAATCATATAATTTCTTAATTTTTGTTTTGACAAGAAATACTCCTTCAATTTTGTTATGTCTTTTTTGCTTCTAATTGCTTCAACTGCTACCATTTATTACACCTCTTTTGTTTATATAGCTCATCAATCCACTCCATACGATTTAAGTATATTTTTAAAGGCTCTACTCTACGCACTCCCTTTATAGGGCTTTCTGGGTGTTCAATTTTAATTAATTTTACATTTTCGATTATCTCTAATTGCCATCTAATATACTCTCCAAACGATATATAATCTTTGTCACCATACTTATTGCCTCTATGTAAACCATACCCAATAAAATCTTTTGAGTATATTGTAAGAAACTTAGTTTTATCATATTCTTTGTAAATCTCGCAGTACTTATCTAATAAAATTGCATATATTACTTTTGCATCTAGTCTTATTTTAGCCTTATATGGCTTCTCTAATAATTCTTTTGGTATATGTAACATGTTTCAACAACCCCTTTCATTTATAAAAAAAGGAAAAGTAAACATAAGCCGTCCATCGATCGACCTTTGTCCTCTTCCCTTTTTTTTATAAAATCATTATACCATATTACTATAATATTACAACACAACCTACCACAATCTTATTAACTATGTTATGCTTTATTATGTCAAGTTATGTCATTATGGTTATGTTTAGTTGTGTCAAATTATGTTATTATAATTATGATTTGTTATGCTTTGTTATTAACCATTCTTATAAAAAAAGTCTTGAAGTGCTTTATTTACTATATCCGACGCTGATACTCTTTCTTTCTTTGAATACTGAATAACCTTATTTGCTAAGTCTGCATTGATATTATATGCCCTACGTTCCCTATTTTCTTTGTTCATGTCATAATCAAGTGTAATATTATCTCGCTCTTGTACAACAAGTTTTAAAGTTGCTACTTCATGATCTGTAAACTGATTTTGAAGTTTTACTTCTACCTTTGGTTTAATTTCCTTTGGCTTCTCGATAATTTGAGAAGCGACTTCTACATCCTTATCCTTTTTACGTGCCATTGCATTTTGACATGGTTTACATACGTTCCGATAGTCTTTAGAGCCATCTCTCTTGGTATACTTGCCGAAATTATCTATAGGCTTTTCCTCATTGCATTTTTTACAAGTTTTACTCTCCATAGTATCACCTCCTGTAAATATATTACCACAAAACAGTTTGAACATCTTCTTGAAGAGATAAAGAAATAAGCGGGCAAGCAAAAAAAGAATACGAATAATTTTATTTTGGTATAATATGGGTTATTATTTAGACTCTCTCAGATAATCGTTCCAATCCTTACATTTAGCAGGATAAATTAATTTAATATCATTGCTTCTTTTCTTCTGCATCTCAAAAAAGCTCTTACTTGCCTTGTCTATGTTAGGGTTATCAGTGCAAAATATAACGTTTCTGGGCTTGTATATTTCATTCATGCAATTAACAACATTTTCTTTTAATCCTGCCATAGAAACAAATATTGTATCATTCAGTTTGTTTAATGATTTCTCGAATCCAATATACTGCATAAAGCTAATTAGATCAATAGCAGATTCCGAATAAATTATATTGGTAGGTGTATTAGTATTCCTTATATTGAACCCATAACCGTATTTTGAACCGCTTGACAAGCCTTTAAACCTGCAATTTGATAATGAAGTATTTAACTCTATTCCAACGGTTTGAAGATGCTCGTCATTAATCAAAAAGGCAATATTATTATTTTCCTTGGTCTGTGAAATAAGTTTCATATCTATTAAAAGTTTTATGAATTTATAGTCAATCCCTCTTATCTTATTCAGATATGCAATAGATCTTCTAAGATCTTTAGTAAATTCTATATCATTGATTGAAAATGAAGTGTTTTCTTCTTCTGCAATTTCTATATAAGTTCCGGAAAAATTACATAAATCTTTGACCGCTTCTTGAAATGTCATACCTAGATATTTAACTGCATAATCTAGTGTATTACCTGACTCGCTCTGACTGTTCCAATAATAAGCATTGTCATTAAATTTTAGGCTATCATGTTCCGAATGCTTATATCTCCTGGAATCAGTTTTTATTAATTTGACTCCTTTTGATTGTAAATACCTTATAATATTAACTTGTCTAGCTCTTAGGATATTCTCTTTATCAATCATATACTAATTCACCAACTTCCTACGTTCTTTTTTTGCTTGCCCGCTATCTCTTTAAAGTAGTTATATTCTGAGTAAAATTCCAAATCACAAGTAAAGCGTTGAACTCCATTACGATTCTTGAGACAAACAAGCTCAATTTTCCTAGGTGTCTCTAATTTTGCATTATCCATTAAAGCTCTTTTTTCTGAGTCTTTCTCTTTTCTAATATCCTGAATTGCATGTATCGCCTTATATTGCAGTCCAATTAATACATCCGCTGTATACTCAATTGCTCCTGATTCCTTAAAACTCTCATAACTAATAGGCTTTAAATAACCATCTCTATTAAGGCTACTTATAACTATCACGGGCAAAAACAAATCTCTACTAATACGCTTTAGCTCTGTGATATTTGTATCAGTTTTTTGTTTATCGCTCATCCTTACATCAATAGATTGTATAACTTGTAAGTAATCTATTATAACTATTGGTTTGTTACCTGTAGATTCTATATGTTTTGATATTTCATTTCTTATTGTTGTAACTGTAGTTTCAAAATTACCTTCGTGGATATTCATGTTTTTAGCTGTATTTTCGTAGCTATTAATAGCGTTTTGAGTTACGGAAGGTTCTATATTATGCATAATGCCTTTTTGATTTACCCTTTCTTTATGCATATACAAAGCAATTCTACTTAATGATTTGCTTATGAGTTCAAATTTGGATTGTTCCAAACTGAAATACAATACATCATTGCCTTGACTTGCCATATTATCAGCAATTTGATGTATAAATGTAGTTTTCCCCAAGCTGCTTTCAGCTCCTATTAAATAAAGCCCTGGTATAATTCCATTTAAATTTTTGTCTAATTCTTCAAACCCTGTATTTTTGCCAGTATATGACAAGTATTTCTCAACTTCATTATAAAAATTATTCTTTAAATAGTGAAGAACATTATTATTTACTTCTTTAATTTCTATTTGCTCATCAGCCATATACATTATAAAAACCCCTTTTTAAAAATTTGTGTAGAAAGAAAGCAGAACTTATTTCTTTTGACTTTTTTATTTTAGCATTCCGACTTTTTTAATGAAGGCGGAAAATGCTTCTTAATATACTTAAGTATTATTAGGATTTTCCACCCCATTCAACCCTTAGAGCCATGCGGGTTATATTTTTTTTTTGCGGTCATTTACCACTAAGTTTGCGGTCATTTACCACTAAGTTTGCGGTCATTTACCACTAAGTTTGGAAAATGTTAAAATATCTAATACCAATGATTACAGGGTTTTTGTCAGCAAAATGATACAAAAAAAGGTGGAAAATTTTCCACCATGATTTTATGAAATTTTACTTTAAATAATTTTTAATTGTTTTTGGGGTTAAATCAAGTATTTTAGCTATTTCAGAGATACTTCTTCCC